CATCTGTAAGACAAAATGCAGCAACCAGTGGACAGTTAAAAATTTGTACGATTCAAAATCGTGGTTCTGGCATTGGAACTGCTAATAGAACTTATACAAAAGTTCCTATTCGCGGTGATGGAACTGGTGCAGAATGTACTATCGTTGTAAATAATGATTCTAAAATTGGATCGATTACCATTTCAAATGGTGGATCTGGATACAGTTATGGAACTGTAGACGTTATTGCTGGAGGTCTTCCGACAGGAATAACTGCTCCTGTTTTTGATGTTATTATTCCACCACAGGGTGGTCATGGTGCAGACATCTATAGAGAACTTGGTGCTTTTAGAGTTCTTGTATACTCAAGAATAGAAAATGATAATGAAGATCCTGACTTTATTGTAGGAAATCAAGTTGCAAGAGTTGGTTTGATTGAAAATCCAAAGGCATATGGAACTAATACAAATCTAACTAAATCAAAAGCAAGTGCGGTTGGTGCCATTAAACTAGTGGGTGCTGGATATAGTACAGCGGTTTTTACCGCTGATTCTGTCATTTATCAAACAGTTGGAACAGGGCAAACTGCAGTTGGAAAAGTGATTTCATATAATCAAACAACTGGAGTTCTTAAGTATTGGCAAGACAGAACTCTCGCTGGATTTAGTACTAATACCACTAAACTACTTGAGTTTACAAAGAATACATCTCCTACCTATGGATTTGATTTAAAGTCTTTTACAGCGACTCCTTCGGGTGGAGGATCAGTTAATATTGTTGGTACAAATGCAATTTTAGCAATACACACAGCGTTTACAGGTTCCACCACTACAATAAATAGTAGAGCATATAGTTTAGGTCAACAGTTCACTAGTGGTTTAGCAAATCCAGAAGTTGCAAAACATACTGGTAACATACTTTATGTCGATCATAGACCTCCGATTACAAGATCTCAAAATCAACGAGAAGACATAAAAATAGTATTACAATTCTAACAGATTATGCCACAAGAACTCAATCTCAACGTATCACCATATTTTGACGATTTTGATAAAGATAAAGATTATTACAAGGTTCTATTTAAACCTGGGTATCCTGTCCAGGCAAGAGAACTGACTGGACTACAATCCATTCTTCAAAATCAGATTGAACAGTTTGGAAACCATCTTTTTAAAGAAGGATCAGTTGTAATACCTGGTCAGACTACTTATATTGATAACTATTACGCTGTAGAAATTCAATCGGAATATCTTGGTATTAATATTCTTGCATATTTAAACTCTATTGTCGGAAAAACAATAAGAGGGGAAAACACCGGTGTTCGAGCATATGTTGTTGGAGTGCTAAACAACACTGAATCAGAAAGAGGAAATAATACTTTATATGTTAACTTTTTAGATTCTGATTATTTAACTGGATCTTATCAATCATTTGCTGATGATGAAGTATTAATATTAGAAGAGGGATTATTTGGATCTAATCAAATTGACTCTACTAAAAGTGTTGTTGTTCAACCTGGATCTGGATTTGCTGTAACAATCCCACTTAACTGTAACTCTATTGGATCAGCAGTGTTTTTAAATGAAGGAGTTTATTTTTTAAGAGGATATTTTATTGCAGTTAAATCTCAAACTCTAATATTAGATCAATATTCAAACAATCCGAGTTACAGAGTTGGTCTGCGTATTACAGAGGAAACTATTAACGCAGATGATGACGCAACTATTGTTGATAACGCACAAGGATTTTCTAACTATGCTGCACCTGGTGCAGATAGACTTAAAATAACAACAGATCTTGTAAAAATCCCCATCGATCAATATGATGTAGAAGAGTTTGTTCAACTATTAGAAATAAGAAATGGTATTTTAAGAACCTCTACTCAAGATCCACAATATAACATTCTTCAAGATTCTTTAGCAAAAAGAACATATGAAGAATCAGGTGATTATTATATTACTCAACCATCAGTTGTTCCTAAAGAATCTCTTAACGATTTAAAGGGAAATGGTGGAGTTTTTCTGCAAAATGAACTAACGTATAATAATAATGCCCCATCTGAAGATCTAGGAACATATCAAGTTTCCCCATTAAAAGCAGTTGTAAAAGGTTATCCTGTAGAAACAATAAGTCCAACGTATATTGATTTTCCTAAAACAAGAACTACAAGATCTTTAGAAAATCAAGGTATTAACTATGTAACAGGTCCAACATATACATTAAATAATGTTTATGGGTCGCCAACTATTGGTGTTAATACTAACTTTACTGTTCATTTGATGGACACTCGTCGTTCAGGAATCTCATCCACCGGAAAAGAAATTGGATTAGCAAGAGTATATGATTTTGCATTAGAATCTGGATCGTATAATACAGCAAACGCAAGACTTAATGAATGGGATTTATCTTTATATGATGTACAAACTTATACAGAAATTACTTTAAACCAAAATATAACCCTTTCTACTCCAACACATGTTAGAGGTAAATCAAGCGGGGCAACAGGATTTTTAAGATTCAATGTATCTAACTCAAAACTTTTAACGCTGTATAATGTAAGTGGAAAGTTTACTGATGGAGAAGAGTTTATTTTTAATGGAGTAGATAATACTAGAATATCAGTTGCAACAACTGCATATGGTACAGATCAGGTAAAATCAATTTTTGCAACTGTTGGTGTCGCGGGAACATTTAATGCAGATATAAAACCATCTACATTAGCAAATGTTGGATTTGTAACTATTACAGCATTATCTGGGGGAATCAGCACAGTAACCTCTACAAACTTTAATTTTGTTGGAATTGCAACTTCTGGAAGCACAGTATCTTTTACAAACACTGCAGCAGGAATATCAACTGTTACTTTTGCAAGAGTTACAAGGGTGACTAAAAATGCATTATCAATCACAGGAGTCACCACTGTTCTTGGTATATGTGATGGAGCTCTTCCCACAGTTGCGATTACTCCAAGTGACTTTAGAATTTTAACTTCTTCATTTCAAAACTCAATCGATAATACGTTATACACAGTATTACCTAAAAGATATATTTCAACAGTTAACATAGACAAATCAACTCTTATTATCAAAAGAAGATTTTCTGTTTCAATTGCTAGTAGTCAAACAAACACAATTGAAGCTGGAACAAATGAAACTTTCTTACCATTTGATGAAGAAAGATATATTCTAATGAGAGATGATGGCACAGTGGAATCACTATCATCTGACAAGTTCAAGTTTAATGGATCATCCACAAATGTCAGGATTGAAGGATTAGCAAACACGGATGGAGCAGCAACTTTAATTGCAACTCTCTCTAAAACATCAGTGACCTCAAAGAAAAAAAATAAAACTAAAGTTAATATATTAAATGTTGTATATTCATCAGATTCAGCATCTGGCATCGGCACAACAACTACTAATGATGGGTTAACTTATGATGTTGGATATCCATATGGGACAAGAGTTCAAGATATTGATATTTGTTTATTAAAACCTGATGTGACCAAAGTTTATGGAGTTTTTGAGTCTGATGATACATCAGATGCTGAACTACCAAATATAGTTTTATTAAACCTTAGTGGGGCAAATGCAAAAACCACAGATTTACTTATAGGGGAAGAATTTGAAGGATTAAGTAGTGGAGCTGTTGGAATCTATTGTGAAAAACTATCCGATACAAGAATAAGTTATGTTTTATTAAATCAAGAGTTATTTCAAGAAGGAGAAACAATTAGATTCAAAACTACAAACGTAACAGCAACTGCTAATATTTTAATAACAGGAGATAACAATATTTCATCAAACTATACCTTTGATAATGGACAAAGATCTACTTTATATGACTATAGCAGAATTATTAAAAAAGATTTGAAAGTCAGTCCAACTAGAAGACTCAAAATTGTATTTGAAACTGCTTCATTTTTGACCTCAGATAATGGAAATATTATCACTGTAGATTCATATAGTGATTATGATTATTGTGATATTCCTAAAGTTGATGGAATATCGAACGCAGATATGTTAGATATTAGACCTAGAGTCTCTGATTTTACTGTAACCACTTCATCATTATCTCCGTTTGAATTTAGAGCAAGACTAATCAATGATTCGGGAAACTCTGTGCCTAATATTTTAGCACCTGACGAACAAATCAATATTGGATACTCTTACTATCTTCCAAGAATAGATAGACTTTTCTTAACTAAAGATGGTGTTTTTCAACTCAATAAAGGCGCTGCATCAGAAAATCCTCAACCACCAAGCGCGGTAGAGGATGGTATTGAAATAGCAAGAGCAACTTTACCACCTTATCTTTGCAATATCAATGATGTTGATATAGATGTATTTGAGTATAAGAGATATCGCATGAGTGATATCAATAAACTAGAGAATAGAATAAAAAATCTTGAACTTTATACATCGTTATCCCTTTTAGAAAGTGATACTTCTAATCTTCCTATTAAGGACAAAACTGGATTAATAAGATTTAAATCAGGATTTTTTGTAGATGATTTTTCATCTACAAAGTCTCAAAGAAAAACAACTATTGTTAAAAATAGTATTGATGTTTCTAATGGAGAGTTAAGACCTGCTCCATATACAACAGAGATTGATCTACAGTTGGGATCAACATCTGTGATAGGAATTAATGGACCTTCAAATCCAACAGTTGATACTGAGTTTGTAACTGATTTAATTGGATCTGGTGTTAAAAAAACTGGTAAACTTATCACTTTAAACTATACTGAGGTTGCTGAGATACAACAACCATATGCAACAAGAAAGGAAAAAGTTTCTCCTGTTCGTTCTTCATATTATGGCGGAACGATTGAACTAACTCCGTCATCTGATGTTTGGGTTGACCAAGTAACTTTAAATGCTAGAAAAAATGAATATCTTGGTGACTTTACAGAAAGTCCTGAACAACTAGAATCTAAAGATAATGATAAACAAGGTGGATTTGCTCCTGTAATTTGGGGAGCATGGGATAAACTTTGGTCTGGTATTCAAAAAAATTCTGGTTCTGAAAAAATCTTAGAAAACTATGATATTTCAAATAACGTTATTCAAACGTATAACAGAACAGGAACAAAATCAACTCAAAGTACTCGTAAAATTGTAAAAGATATTTTTAATGATGTGGCACTTGGAGATTCAACCGTAGGGTCTCAAGTTGTTCCATATTTGCGTTCAAGAAACATTGAGTTTTCTGCAAGGAGATTAAAACCATTTACCAGAGTTTATGCTAACTTTGATGGACAAAACATTGACAAATATATTATTCCTAAGTTAATTGAAATAACCATGATTAGTGGGTCTTTCCAAATTGGAGAAACTGTTGTTGGTTTAATCGGATCTGGATTTGATGTAAATGTTCCTTATATTAAGTTTAGAGTTGCTCAACTAAATCATAAATTTGGTCCATATAATGCACCAGTCCAAGTTTATGGTGCAAACCCATATTCTAGAGAAATAACTCTTCCATCTGCATATTCAACAACATCAACTACGATTAATATTGATACTTTTAGTTTGTCTCAACAAACACAAGGACTATTTTATGGATGGATTCGCGCAGGAATGACTTTACGTGGGCAAACCAGTGGAGCTGAAGCAACTATTAGTAGAGTAAAATTAGTGACAGATGCTAAAGGATCTTTAATTGGATCGTTCTTCATTCCAGATCCAAGTATAACTTCTAATCCAGCTTTTGAAAGTGGCATTAAACTTTTTAAACTCAGCAGTAATAATGTAAACTCACAAGTTGCTGGTGTGCCTTTAACAAGTGCTCAAGAAAAGTTTTATTCTGTTGGGTACATTAATCCAACTCAAGAAAATATTACATCTATCCGCCCAGTTAGATTAGAAACTCAAAATACCGTTGATTTTAGAGTTAATAGTAGTGGATCTTCGACTATTGTTTCATCAACTATTTTAGGAAATAGCAATCCATCACAAGTCCCATTAGTTTCTGGACAGACATCGCCACAACCTGGATTACAAGGTGTATTGGGTGTAACAGGATCTCAAACAAATCAGTTTATACCTGGAATACAGGGAACATCATCAACGATAGGGTCTGTAACTCCTGTGTCTTCTCCACCTATACCTACAACAGTTGCTCCAAGCAGTGCTCAAACTTTGACTGAGTTTTTTAATGTAACTCAAACCCCAACAACAACGTCAACAACTTTAACTTCAACTCCAGTTCAACAGTCCACACAAACCACATCTACATCTAGTGTCAATATTCCAACTACTTATTCTGCGTTAAGTGATATATCACAAACGCTTGGTGGATCAAGTGGTGGATCAAGTGGTGGGTCAAGTGGTGGGTCAAGTAGTGGATCAAGTGGTGGAGGAAGCTCTGGCAGTGGATACTAAATAAGTTAGATAGAAAGACACTAACTAGTGATATCTAGATCCCAATGAAACTAATAGACCCATTAGCACAATCATTTTACGTCGAATCCGACAGCGGTATTTTTGTAACTTCAATTGATTTGTATTTTTCGTCAAAAGATAATAATCTTCCAGTTACAGTTCAACTCAGACCTATGAAGCTGAATGTACCTTCGTCTGAGGTATATCCATTCAGTGAGGTTGTATTAGAACCTGGGCAAATTAATGTTTCAAGTGACTCTTCAATTCCAACAAAAGTTACGTTTAGTTCTCCAGTATATCTTGCCGGAGCGACTCAACACTCGATATGTATTTTATCAAATTCTAATAATCATAGCGTCTGGATTTCAAGACTCGGAGAAGTTGATAAGTCTTTAAGTTCAGGTGGTGAAACAAGAAATGTTTTTGTAAGTCAAAACCCTCTTGCTGGCAATTTATTTAAATCTCAAAATGGGTCATCATGGTATCCAAGTAAATATGAAGATTTAAAGTTTACTCTTTATAGAGCAAACTTTGAAAATAATGGAAATATTAATTTTTACAATCCAGAGTTAACTAGTGGTAACGAAGGTGTGGCATCTTTAGTTAAAGACCCTTTGATTACTAACTCTAGAAAAGCAATCGTTGGATTAGGAACCACTGTCAGCGGTATATATTCTACAGATTTAATAGTAGGAGCAACAATAACTCAAAATAACACTAATGCATCAGCAAACTTAGTTGGATTTGCAGGATCAGCTACTGGAACATTAGTGCTCACAAACCCTGGCATTGGATATTCCCCTGTTTCTGGTTCAACAACACACACAGGAGTTTCATTAGTATCTTTAACAGGAAATGGATCTAATGCAACAGCGAATATAACAATCACTAGCGGAGTTGCTGTTGCTGCAACAATCAATAATGGAGGGTCAGGATACACTCTTGGTGATGTATTAACCATCAATCAAATTGGAAACTCTTCTATTGGTAGAAATCTTAAACTTACTGTGGGAAGTATTCATGGACAAAATACATTAATTTTAGATAATATTCAAGGAGATTTTTCTGTAGGCGCTGGTAATAGTATAATATATACATCTCCATCTGGTATTAGCACATATCTTGGAGGAGGGGGTATTGTTAATGTGGGTGTTGGCACCACTGTAAATGGAGTAAGTGCTAGTTCTATTAATCTTATTTCTGATGGTCTTCACATTAAAGTAAATCATAAAAATCATGGCATGTGTGCAAGTCATAGTTCAGTTGTGCTCTCAAATATTCAACCAGATGTTCCTGCTACAAGACTTTTAGGTTCTTACGAAAAAACAAACACAGGATCTATTTCCATTAGTGACAGTACAAACTTTGGCACATTTGAAAATGTTGGAGTTGGGTCTACAAACCCAGGATATGTCTTGATTGGAGAAGAGATCATTCAGTATACTGGAGTTTCAACCAGTTTACTAACTGGTATCACAAGGAATGTTGATGCTACAGTTTCATATACGTATTCAGTGGGAACTGAGATTAGAAAATATGAACTTGCAGGTGTTTCTTTAAGAAGGATTAATAAAGAACACGATTTAACTAGTGTAACAGTGTCGAATTCTTTAGATTTAGACTATTACAACGTAAAACTTGATATGTCAACCAATGGAGTTAACAGAAATGTAGGGACTAGTTTTCCTAAACTGTATTTAAATCAAACAAAATCAACAGGCGGAAGTAGAGTTAACGCATCTCAAAATATCGTATATGAGATTGTAAAACCGATTGTTCAAACATTAAATCTCAGAGGGACTAACATTAGTGCCTCTATTAGAACTATTACTGCACATACAGTTGCGGGTGGAGAGAGTGCTAATGTAGATAAAGGATTTGAAAATATTAGTCTTCAAAAAACTAACTATCTAAACTCACCTAGAATGATCGCATCAAAAGTAAATGAAACAAATGATCTTACTTTATTACCAGGTAAAAAGTCATTCACAATGAATATGAATCTTTCTACTTCGGACCCTCGTGTTTCTCCTATTATTGATTTAGATAGAGTTAGTGTTGTGTTAAGTTCTAACAGAATAAATCGTCCCATTACAAATTACGTAACAGATAAAAGGACTGCTACCTTAAAAGAAGATCCATCAGCATTTGTTTATGCAACAAAACCCATTTCACTAGAAGTTCCTGCAAATGCAATCAAAGTTCTATTTTCAGGATATTTAAATCAATATAATGATGTTCGTGTTTTTTATGCCATTCAAGAAGATTCTTCAATAGAACCTGTTTATTATCCTTTCCCTGGTTATACAAATATTTCTAGTGATGGAACAGTAAACGTAGTCAATAGTAATGGTCTTTCAGATGTAAACGTTCCTAAAACTGATAAAATTGGTTTTGAAAGCGAAGAACTAATCTTTAGAGATTATGAGTTTACTGCTGATGAACTTCCATCTTTCCGTTATTTTAGCATTAAAATTATTGGAACCTCTACTAATGAAGTTTATCCACCAAGATTAAGAGATCTTAGAATCATTGCTCTTGCTTAATCATGGAGTACACAAAAGTTGAGGGACACATGAACTTAGTCCGAGATGAAGAGACTAAGGCAGTTATTAATGTGAATATGAATGACTATCAAAAATATATTGACCAAAAAACAATCAAACAAAATGAGATTCAAAAAATTAAATCTTTAGAACATGAAGTTGCAAATATAAAGTCTGACATGAACGAAATAAAAAGTCTTTTACATCAGATTATAAAAGGATTATAGATAATATAGGGGAACTCCACATATGGCACAACCATCTACAAGACAAGGATTAATTGATTATTGCAAAAGGCAACTGGGATATCCAGTGCTAGAGATCAATGTTGCTGATGAACAAATTGATGATCTTGTAGATGATGCGATTCAATACTTTCAAGAAAGACATTTTGATGGTGTGTATCCAACATTTTTGAAATATCAAATAACTCAAGATGATATTAATAGAGGTAGAGCACCAAAAACAAGTTCTTCTGGAATTGTTGGATTAACCACAAATCATAGTGTTGGAGTCACCACACAGTTCGCATGGAAAGAAAACTCAAATTATCTGTATATTCCAGATTCTGTTATTGGTATCACACGTGTTTTTAAGTTTGATGGTAGCAATAGTATCACTAACAATATGTTTAGCGTTAGATATCAACTTTTTTTAAATGATATTTATTATTGGGGATCGACAGAACTATTAACTTATACTATGACAAAAACATATCTTGAAGATTTGGATTTTTTAATCTCTACACAAAAACAATTCAGATTTAACAAAAGACAAGATAAGTTATTTATTGATATTGATTGGGGATCACTAAATGTTGATGATTTTCTAGTGATTGATTGTTATAGAGTTTTAGATCCTGCAAATGACACTCAAATATTTAATGATTCATTTTTAAAAAAATATTTAACAGCACTGATTAAAAAACAGTGGGGACAAAATATGATGAAGTTTCAGGGAGTTAAACTTCCTGGTGGAGTAGAACTTAACGGAAGACAAATATATGATGATGCAATAAAAGAGTTAAATGATATTAAAGAAATGATGTCAAACACATATGAAGTTCCCCCGCTTGATTTAATCGGTTAATATTATGGCACTTAACCCATTTTTTCTTCAAGGTTCACCCACTGAACAGGGTCTTATTCAAGATCTGATCAATGAGCAACTACGAATGTATGGTGTAGAGTGTCATTATCTCCCGAGATCATATGTAACTCAAAAAACAATTTTAGAAGAACTAACAACTTCTAAGTTTACGAATGCAATACCAATTGAGGCGTATGTAGATACTTATGATGGATATCAGGGGCAAGGAGAGCTTCTGACTAAGTTTGGTATTCAACCAATGGATGATCTTACTTTAATCATCTCTAAAGAAAGATTTGAACAGAAAGTTCAACCTGTCATTAAAAATGATCCGAGTGGTATTCTTTCAACTCGTCCTAAAGAGGGTGATTTAATTCATTTTCCATTGGGAGATAGACTTTTTGAAATTAAGTTCGTAGAGCATGAACAACCATTTTATCAACTACAAAAAACATATACCTATCAGTTAAAGTGTGAGTTGTTCCGTTATGAGGATGAAGTTATTGATACTGGAATCAATGATATTGACGACAACATAGAAGAAGATGGATATATTCAAGAACTCACTCTTGTTGGAGTTGGGACAACTGCAACTGCCATTACGACCCTGATTAATGGTGCCATTCAACAAGTATTCATTAACAATGATGGTAATGGATATACATTACCTCCGCGTGTTGTTTTAGGCAATCCTGTATCTGGTGGAACAACCGCATCCGCAGTTGCAATTGCTGCTACTTCTGGTGGTGTTGATCAGGTTCAGTTTATTAATCCTGGTGCTGGATATACTAGTGCTCCTGTTATATTGTTCTTCCCAACCTCTGCTGGTGGTGGTTCTGGAGCAGCGGCTACATGTGGCATAACCTCTAGCGGAGTAGGTGTTGTAACAGTTACAAACGCTGGTGCGTTCTATGCGACAACTCCAACAATAACCTTTAGTGATCCATCAGCTGGAGTTGGACACACAAGAGCTACTGCTGTTCCTATTATGACAGATGGACAGATACAAAGTATTCGTCTTACAA